GCGATGCCAATAAGCTCAGCAACGCTTTCAACAAAGACATGTTCTTTTTTCTTGGTGGTGAACTCAGCCGCACAGAAAAAACCTGAAGACGGGAGTACCGCCGCTAGAAAATCAAGCGGTTGCATACCAACTCCCAGTTGTTATTGTGCGGGTTCAGCTAACTTATCAAGTGCCTTTTCGAAGCGTTTGAGCAGTTCTTCCTGATACGTTTTAGGCAACTCATCAGTTATCAGAATCTGCAAGCACGTTCTGAACAGTTCTTCGTCGGTCAATTGCGTAGGTTGAATTGCGTACATAGTATTCTCCATGCGTCGTCGGTTTGGCTTACCTTTTTTAGTATGTCGATGATCGTCGTGACGCGATCTTTGTACGCTGAGGTGACTTCGGTTGAGCCAGTAAACCAGTTGTAGACAGTTTGTCGGGTTGCTCCAGTTGCCAAGGCGATACGCTGTACAGATATATCTCTTACCATAGCCCAACGGGCTAACTCTGTACCTAACGTCTTTGGAGCATAACTAATTAAAGCTTTTGTTTTTTCAGAATAGGGCATAGGTTGGAGGGGTACGCCTTGCGGCGCCCCCTTAATTGATTAGTCGTCGGTGTCCCAGTCTGCCACAACTGAAGCTAAATCGCTTTTCTTTGTGGGTGCTGGTGCGGATTCTTCCTTCCGAAGCTCAGGCTCATCGACTTCTTCAGTCTCTTCCTTCGCTTTGGCAGGCTTCTTTGCCTTAGCGGCTGGGGGTTTACCCTCAAGCATAGGCGCCACGACTTTCTCAACCTTGTCCGTCTGAGCCACCGTCATGGTAACGGCACGCTTAGCATCTTCTGATTGACCCTTCTCAACTGCTGTACCGTGCTCATCATCAGTAAGCCAACGCACGGGCTTGAAGAACAACTTGGGTGACTCTTTCTGTGTGTCGAACTTCATACGAGTCACAACCATTTCGGGGCTGATGGACTGCGCCGCCAACAACCGAGCATAAGACTGCAAGGGGTGATTGTCTCCCTCAGCTTTACCAAAGATCGAAGTCGCTGGTAACTGAAGCTGAAGCACATCGCCATCAATGTCATTGGCAAGAACAACCGCCAGACGCTGATTGAAGCGACAGGCGCGAGACTCGCCTTGACCAGAACCTTTGATGTTCTGGGGGCACGTTGCACAGGTCGGTGACTGTGGCGAAGCGGCTGTAGCGTCAGGCTTATCACCATCGGCTGACCAGCAGTCAGGGGGTGCAGGGTTCTCAGGATCCCAAGCACCAGCGTAGAACGTGCGGCTGATCTTCTCAGCGGCTTGCACAATCACTACATCTAGGTAGCGCTCATCAATAGCGGCAATCTGCTTGCCGTCATGAATCAAGCGGAACACACCGCCCTTAATGGAAATGCGCTTACCGCCACCAGCGCCACCGCCCCCAGCGAGGGCTTTAGCAACAGCAGACAGTTCACGGTTCTTAGCAAACGCAGGCAGGTTGCCTGTTTCAAACAAGGTCATTTCTGACATGGACTTCTCCTTTACCTAGAAGTTGGTTTGCGTACAGTGATAGCGTACTCACTGTCCGAGTTGAGCCCCGGCGGTACAACTCCGGGGTTTTCTTCAAGAAACTGCTTCATGTTGGTCTGAGCAATACGTTTCTCAAATAGGTCGAGCACCTGATGCTCAAGCACAAAAGACTTGAACGCATCCCAGTCGTGCGTGGAATAGCGTGTCTTTTGCGACAGGATTATGGTGCCCTCATCAGTACGCACAGTCTTAACACCTGTAACTAGCATGTGGTCTTTGATTGCGTTACTGATCTCTTGCTGTTGAGCCTTGAGCCCTTCGACTTGCGTCTCGTACTCTGTGGTCAACTCCTGTATGCGAGTGCGTATCTTGCGATACACCTTCGCCAGCTTATCTAATGGAACGGTTTCTGACATAAGACTCTCCTTTGTTTTTTCGTAGTGTGTCAAAACTTTTACTTCGTGTCAAGCTCTTCTTCGTACAGCTTTACTAACAGGTTGTTGTCTTCCACTCTCGCGGCTAGGCGCTTGAACATCTTGCGTTCAATGTCACTGCCTTGAATGTGAACAACAGTCACCTTATCGCTTGTCTGCCCTTTCCTGTCGGAACGAGCGCAACATTGAATATAAGTTTCTGTAGACATCACAGGCCCCCAGAACACCACTGTGTCAGCGGCAGTAAGCGTAACGCCGTGGGCGGCGGCTTGGGGTTGGATCACTAGCACACGTGGGTCAGTCTCTTCTTGGAACTGCTTGAAGATTTTGGTGCGCTTGCTTGGTGATACGTCACCATGAATAAGGGCGTTTGATACGCCGTACTTGTCAAGGTACGCCGATATGGTGTCGATGCTATGTCTATATGGGGCAAACACCAACACTTTGCGATAAGTCTCTATGAGCACCTCTAACAGCACCGCTAGTCGTGGTGCGCAATCAAACTCAACAACTTCTGCATTGTCTGTGTAGGCAGCACCAGCACTAATTTGAAGGAGCTTGTTAACTTCGGCGGCGGCGTTGATCGCCGTAATAGTTTCACCCGCCGCCTTGACGAGCATCTGCTCCTTAAGTATGGCGTAGTACTTTTTCTGCTGTGCGGTAAGGGGGACATCTCTAGTCTCCGTAATAACTGGGGGTAAGTCGAGGCACTGTGCTTTTGTAAAGCGTATTGCTGGTTGCAGTGCCGCATGAACTTTCTCTTGAGCATCAGACTTAGGCGCCCATTTGAACATTGTGATTTTGTTCATGGTCTTATCTCGCCAAGCTGTTGCAAACTTCGGTACGCCTAACGGGTTGACCAGTCTTGCTAAGCCATAGGCATCAAGCGGTGATTGTGAAGCTGGTGTGCCTGTCATCATCCAAAGGTACGTGTCTGGCTTTAGTATGCGGTTGAGAGACTTCCAACGTTTTGTTGATACGTTCTTATACGCATTGGCTTCGTCAGCAATGATTAGATCAAACCTACCATCGTTGATAATCTCATCGGCAATTAAGTTCAAGCCATCGTAGTTGGTGATGACAAACTCGTAGTTAGCCTGAACCATTTCAATGCGGCGTGTCGCCTGCTGATGGTGCGCAACGATAGCGCTTCGGTGAATAACGCTGTTGCCGATGTCGCCCATCCAAGCCGACTGCATGATTGATACTGGGCAGAGAATTAAACAACGACGCACCTGTCGTGTACGCATAAGGTAATCAGCCGCCCATAACGCTGACAGCGTCTTACCAGTACCGGGCTCGGAGAACACAAAGGCTCGACGATGGAACGTAAGAAACGCCGCCGTGTCGATCTGGTGCTTCATGGGTTTATACCGTCCGGGCCAGTCGTATCGTGCGGTGATTGGCGATGGTACATTCTTTACGCCCAAGTTCTTCAGCACACGTGCTTCGTCTAAACCCCAACGAACTGCTACCTCGTACACACCTTCCTTCTCACCAACAACTGCGAACTTCGGAATGATGCTGTACTTGTGGGGGTTGCGTGTGCGCAGAAGAAGAGCTTTGTTCTCTATGATCTGCATGATTCTCCTCGTAGTTTTAGTACTTCGTAATAACCTTCTTTTTCAACCATCATGTGATAGTCAAGTTTGCCGCTCTTCTTAAGAGAGTCAGCCATACAACGTAGTTCTTGTGGCAAAGAATCAAGCCGCACCCAAGAGTGCTGGTAGCGTAAGTACCAGACATCAGCTAAGGATGACGGCTCGATTAAATTCATCTGCCGTTGTCTTTTTGATTTGCTACTTTGTTACGTATACGCAGGTTGCCACGAACTGATTTGCCGCCTTTGCGTATTGGTTTTATATGGTCAATGTCTTTGCCTTCACGCGCATCAGCTTTGCCGTTTTTGTTTTTATCTACGCCTGTCTTATCAAGCATCCGGCGTGCACGCTGGCGCTCATGCTGGTCGCTGTTGGGGCCAGACTTCCCTTTTTCTAAATCACGTTGGTATTCTTTTTTGTAATCTCGTTTGTACGTCATGACTTGCTCCTAGTGTTTTGGGTGAAGTTCGCATGTGCGTACTGGGCACCAGTTGCACAATGCACTTTGCGTAGGGTTCCAAACGTTGTGTTCAAAAGAGGAAGAAAGCTTTGACACC